TTAGTATGGATGAGAGCAAACAGATTTCCAATGACAAAGTTAGCAAAGATGTTTGGCTATCATAGAACTACTTTAAAAATTCGCTATCAGACAATCTTACAACGATTGGCAGACAAAATAAATCTTACATATTCATTTGACAGCATCGACAAATTTCTTTACAAATTCTAATACAATTTCAATAATTATTTATTATTCAGTTACATAAGAAATAATATTATTCTCCTAGCCTATACAAATAAGCAAACAGCTGTAAAATAACAGGCTGTTGTGAAAACAGTTCATCTATAAGCTGTTGTAATTAATTTAAATTTAAAAAGTCTAACAGCAGAGTAGTTAAGGATAACTCTCAAAACCAGATAAACAATGAAAAAAAAACGTGGCTTGTATGCCAATATTAATAATAGAAAACGTAAAGGTATTTCAAGATCCAAAGCTAAATCTACAATCTCACCAAAAGCATATCAAAGTATGTTAGGTGGATTTGTAAAGTAATGAAGATTAGAGTTGCTTGCGAAACTATTAACAAACAAAATAAGTTACCTTGCAAAGCTCCAGGAATATTATGTAAGAACGGAAACATCCGTTGTAGAATTCATGGTGGCGTTTCTACTGGTCCAAAGTCTGCAAAAACTACCGAAGGTAAAATAAAATTATTAAAAAATTTACATCTTAAAGATCATGAACGAATTGCAACTAACATCAGAAATAGAGAACTCAATTGTATCTCAACTGATGAACGGAACTCCGCTGACAAAGATTTGCAAAGCTAAAGAAGCACCAAGTTTATCAAAAGTTTATAAATGGATTGCAACTAACAAAGAATTCGCTGATAAGATTTTAACTGCTAGACGAATAGGCGCTCAAACTTATTTAGATCAAATGATTGAAGAGCTTGAGAACGCTGATAATCGTAACATAATGGTAGTTCGTGAAAAATTATCTCATTATAGATGGCTCGCTTCAAAATTAATTGGAATGTATGGAGATAAACAAGAAATTAGAACAGATAGTAAAATTGAAATTACTTGGAATATTCCAGAAGTGCAGTCTAATACCAATACGAATGTGATTGATGTTAAGATTGATGGTGATGTTGAGTTGACTGAAAGTTCCGTAGCGAACACATAAAAACGCTTCTCGCACGCATCATGAGGTTAGCAAAACAATAAGCAATTAAATATATTTGCACCAAACAAACACCAAATTGATTAATTAATAAGCAATTGCAATCAAGAGTGTCTGCTAGTCAAGCAAGTTACTGTTGAAAATAGCCAAATTTTATCTGAAACAGACTACCACACCTCCAAAAACAGCGTGCGGCTCACTAATGCGGTAATACCGAACCACCAAACGCATGAACGAACAAACGAATTTAATGACCAAGATACCAGATAAGTACAAAGAAATTCAGGCTGTAACATTTTCAACTTACACCAATGAATTAGTTATAAGTTTTTCAGGCTTTGCAAATGAAGAAGATATTAAAGAATTTGCAGATTTTATCTTTGCAAAAATTAAGATGCACTACATAGATCTGCAGAAGATGCCAAGCATCCACTAATGAAAGTAGTATTACCTTACACTCCTAGAAAACAGCAACATTATGTTCATACCGAATTATCTAAATATAGATATGCGGTACTCTGTTGTCATAGAAGGTTTGGCAAAACAGTTCTTTGTATAAATCATCTTATCAAGATGGCGATGACGAATTCAAATCATCAGCCACGTTACGCTTACATTGCACCGACTTACTCTCAAGCAAAAAAGATAGCCTGGGATTATTTAAAACATTTTACTGAGAAGATACCTAGCACAAAATACAATGAAACTGAATTACGATGTGATTTAGTGAATGGTGCTAGAATTACCTTACTGTCATCTGAAAATCCTGACAGCATTAGAGGTATATATTTAGATGGCTGTATTATAGATGAGGCAGCACAAGTCCAAGCTGCTTTGATTGATGAAGTTATAACTCCTGCTTTATCTGACAGAAAAGGATTTATGATTTTAGTAGGTACTCCTGCTGGAATGAATAATCTGTTTTATGATTATTATCAAAAAGCTCAGTCTAATAAGAATTGGTTTTTATATAAAGCTAAAGCATCTGAGACAAAAATAGTTGATCCAGATGAACTAAAGGCGGCACTTTCAGTAATGGGGGTAGCCAAATATAACCAAGAGTTTGAATGCTCATTCATTGGAAATATTAAAGGTTCTATTTACGGAGATATTATTGGAAGATTAGAAGATAAAAAACAAATTGCTTCTGTTCCTTATAATCATGCTTATCCAGTACATACTGCCTGGGATATAGGCTATAGCGATAGCACCTCTATTATTTTTTTTCAGCAGGTAGGTCACGCAATTAATATTATTGATTACTATGAAAATAATAATCAAGCATTTCCTCACTATGCTCAGACGTTAAAAGAAAAAGATTATGTTTATGAGAACCATTATGCTCCTCATGACATAGAAGTAACAGAATTTTCAAGCGGCAGATCAAGAAGAGAAGTCGCTTACCAGATGGGGATCCGTTTTAAAGTAGCACCTAAAACTGCTTTAGAAGATGGTATTCACGCAGTTAAAATGATTTTAGATCGTTGTTATATCAATATTGATAACTGTTCTAAATTAGTAAATGCACTCCGTCATTATCATCGCAAATATAATGATAAAGACAGAGTTTATAAATTATCTGTAAATCACGATTGGTCATCTCATGCGGCTGACGCATTAAGAACATTGGCTACTGGATTGCAGGATATACAAATATTTAACCAAAGCAGACAACAAACTGCTGACAATCAATTTAAAATTTTATGAGTTTTTTATTTTCATCACCAAAAATGCCTGAACTTCCTAAATTGGAAATGCCAAAGGCACAAGATGTACCAACCTATAACGATTTACAAAGGCAACAAGAAATTGATGCCGCACAAAGAGCAGCTGATGCAAAACGCAGAGGCAGACAATCAACTATTCTAACAACAGGAACAGGTCTTACTGACAATCCTACATTAGATATAAAAACTTTATTAGGTGGTTAGCATGGGATTAAATAATGAAATTTTTAAAATAATGGCAAAAGCAAAAGATATGCCAGTCGTGTCAACATCACAAGCTCAGGAAGTACCAAATAATAAGTCTATGGTTTCAGGAGTTGTATCTCCTAGAAAAAGAGCAAGACAATTACAAACATCATCAAGATTAAACAATCAACAAACATTATTAGGAAGTTAATTATGGGGAAACCAATAGTAACAATAGGTCAGGCATTTGGAGTTATAGATAAACCAAAAGCACAAGAGCAACCACAAGTCGCTGCTCAAATGAATTCACCTCAACCATTAACTTCTCCGACAGGACCAACTTCAGCTGAGATGGCTGCACAAAATGCAATTGATGCAAAACGTAGAGGAAGGAAAGCAACCATTCTTACTTCTGGTCAAGGATTAGATACCACAGCAACTTTAGGCTACAGAACTTTATTAGGATAATAAATGCAAAATGAACAATTAAGAAAACTATCACGAGATTTAAAAGATAATCTTTCTAGATTACAAGAACAAAGAAGTAATTTTGAAAGTCATTGGCAAGACGTTGCAGACGTTATGTTGCCAAGAAGAGCAGATATTACAAAAGAACGAGCTAAAGGCGACAAACGAAATATTGAAATATACGATAGTACGGCTATTCACGCTCTGGAACTTTTGGCATCATCTCTACATGGGATGCTTACTTCATCTGCACAGCGTTGGTTCTCTTTAAGATTTAAAGAGCCTATGACTAATGATGTAGATGAAGCTAAGGAATGGTTAGATGACGCTACTGAAAGAATGTACGTTGCTTTTTCACGTTCTAATTTTCAACAAGAAGTATTTGAATGTTATCACGATTTAATTGCGTTTGGCACAGCTTGTCTTTTAGTTGAGGAAGATAAAGATGATGTGATTAGATTTTCATCACGTCACATTAAAGAATTATATATTACAGAAAATTCTAAAGGATTTGTAGATACAGTTTATAGAAAATTTAAAATGCCAGCTTCAGCAATTGTGCAAAAATTTGGCATAGATAATGTAAGTGCAAATGTTCAAAATACTTTTAAAAAAGCTCCATTTGACGAAATAGTTGTTGTTCATGTTGCAAGACCAAGACCAATGTTTGATGAAAAAAAAATGGATAAAAAAAATATGCCATTTGAAAGCATCTACTTTGAATTTGATAACGGACACATTATGTCCATTGGAGGTTTTAAAGAACTTCCTTACATTGTACCCAGATATTTAAAAGGATCTTCTGAAATTTATGGCAGATCTCCAGGAATGAATGCACTTCCTGATGTAAAAGTTTTAAACAAAATTGTAGAAGTTTCACTTAAAGCAGCTGCAAAAATGGTAGATCCACCATTATTAGTTCCAGACGACAGTATGATTATGCCAGTTAGAACTGCGCCAGGATCACTTAATTATTATCGATCAGGATCAAGAGATAAAATTGAACCATTACAAATAGGAGCTAATAATCCATTAGGTTTAAATTTAGAAAATCAAAGAAGAGATAGCATTGCTAAAATATTCTATGCAGATCAGATTATGATTTCTGATAATAGAAATATGACTGCAACCGAAGTTACCCAGCGCAATGAAGAGCGTATGAGAGTTTTAGGTCCAGCACTTAGTAGATTACAAACTGAATTATTACAGCCAATGATTTACAGAGTGTTTAATATAATGCTTAGAGGAAAATTATTTCCACCAGCTCCACAAATTTTATTAGGACAAGAAGTTGATATTGAATATGTGTCACCATTATTTCTGGCTCAAAAATCTACGCAATTATCTTCAATCATGAGAGGATTAGAAATATTTGGCTCATTAAGCAAAGTCAGTCCAGTTATGGATTACGTTGATGAAAATGGTTTAGTAAAAGAAATAATTAGTATTTTAGGATTGCCTGCGAAAATAATTAGATCAGACTCGCAAGTAAAACAAAAAAGAGAGCAACAAGCGCAAGCTGCACAACAGCAAATGCAAATGCAACAAGATCTGCAACAAAGTCAAATGGCTAGAAATGCAGCTCCAATGTTAAAGGCTCTTAATGGACAACAACCGCAACAATAAAAAGTTTCTAGATCTTATCGCTGATTACAAAATTGTATTTAGTAGTGAGAACGGAAAACGAGTTCTAAGCGATCTCGAAAAAAGATGTCATGAGTTTGTGACCACACATCAAAAAGGCGATAGTCATGAAACAGCCTTTTTAGAAGGTCAACGCTCTGTACTCATCTTTATTAAAAACGCTTTAAATCAAACTAACAACTAAATAAAAAATGGAAAATCAGACAACTGCACCTGTACAAACAGGTCAATCTGATGGTCAACAAAATGTTGCGTCATCAGCTCCAGCTAATACAAATCCTATTTCATTAGCTGCGCCTGTATCTCAGGCTGCTACTCAGGAAAATAAAATAGATTTTAAAACTTTAATTCCTGAAAGTTATAAAACAGAAAAATCATTACAAAATTTTAATGATATGGAAAGTTTTGTTAAAAGTTATCTTCATGCACAAAAGTTAGTAGGAATGGATAAAATTCCAGTTCCTAATAAATATGCAACTGAAGAAGATTGGAAGGAAGTGTTTAAAAAATTAGGCGCTCCAGAAAATCCTGACCAATACAAATATTCTTTTAAAGAAGGAGAAGTAGATCCTCAATCTTTAAAAGTATTTAATGAAACTGCTCATAAATTAGGATTACTTCCTAAACAAGCAGAAGGATTAATAAAATTTTATAATGAGTTAAATCAGAATGCTGTTCAATCGGAACAGGTGAGAGCAAATGCTGCAAGAACAGAAGCTGAAACAACTCTTAAAAAAGAATTTGGACCAGAGTTTAATAAAAGATTAGATCAAGCCAAAAGACTTGCTCATTCTACTTTAGGTCAAGAATTTCTAAACAATACCATTTTAAAAGATGGTTCAAGACTGGGTGATAATGTTGCTTTAGTAAAAGCATTTTCACAACTTGCTGACAAATTATCGGAAGATGAAATTGTCCAAGGCGAAGGTCAAAGTTATCAAACCGCAAGTGATATACAGCGTGAGATTGATACACTTATGGATGAAAGCTCACCTTATTGGTCAGCGGCTCATCCGAACCATAAACGAACTGTAGATGAAGTTTATAAACTTAGACAGTTATTAAATGGCTAGCGATAAAGAATTCATAAATCCAGTTGATATAAAACTTGAGTGTTTAAGAATTGCAACTGAGTTCGGCACAGAAAACGAACGCAGAGATCCAATTCAAATTGCTCAAAATTATTTTGACTGGGTGATGAGTGAAAAAAATTCTACGAGAAAATCTGCAAAGACCTCAAAGAAGAACGATGAAGTGTAATCGTTAAATACACAGGCGAGATCCAGATTTCTGGAAAATCAAACCGATTAATCAAACTTAAACTAACAACAAAGGAGAATGACTTATGTCAGTCAATATAACTACAGCTTTTGTACAGCAGTATTCAAACAATGTACAAATGTTGTCACAACAAAAAGGTTCTCTTCTTAGAAATACTGTTAGAGTTGAAAGTGTGATCGGTGAAAATGCTTTCTTCGATCAAATTGGAAGTGCAACTGCAACAACTCCTCATACGAGACACGCAGACACTCCACTTTCTGACACTCCACATAGTAGAAGAAGAGTAACATTAGTAGATTACGAGTATGCTGATCTTATCGACAATCAAGATAAATTAAAAACTCTAATCGATCCAACTTCATCTTACGCACTAGCAGCGGCTTACGCAATTGGTAGAGCTACAGATGATTTAATTATAGCGGCAGCTACAGGAACGGCTTACACAGGAACTACTGGCTCATCAAGCACAGTATTACCTAATGGTCAAAAAATAACTGAAGCTAGCACAGCTGGTTTAACAATCGCTAAATTAAGAAATGCTAAAAAAATTCTTGATTTAGGAGATGTTGATCCTTCTATACCTAGATACATCGTAGTTGGTCCAAACCAAGTTGCTGATTTATTAGGTGACACAAACGTAACTAGCTCAGACTTTAATACAATTAAAGCTCTCGTGAATGGTGAAATTAATACATTTATGGGTTTCAATTTTATTATGTCTAACAGACTAGCTAAGGCTGCTAGCAAGAGAACTTGTATTGCTTATGTACAAGACGGCTTATTGCTGGCTCAAGCTCAAGGCATCACTACACGCATAGATGAAAGATCAGATAAATCATACGCAACTCAAGTGTATGTATCTGCGACTATGGGTGCAACTCGTATGGAAGAAGCAAAAGTTGTTTCTATCGAAGCATACGAAGCATAATTAATTTGACTATTTCTTAGTCATCTTTGGGGGAGGCGTCATTGCCTCCTCCTTTAATCAAAATCATGTTTAAAATTTTCACAGTTATAAGTGTGATTTGTTCACCACTTGTAACGGAATGTATTAACTTAGAACACAAACAATATTTTTTTAATAATCAAGCCTGCAACGATGCAGCACACAAAATTAATTTAACGATAGTTTATCCAGGAACAACAATTAACAACTATTGTAAGGAAAAAAAATTATGGCAAGCGTAACAGAAATTTGTAATTCAGCTTTAAACTTATTAGGAGCTTCAAATATTGCATCTTTAACAGATGACAGTAAAAATGCTCGTATCTGTAATCAAAGGTATGAGCCAATTCGAAATAGGATATTTAGATCTCATCCTTGGAATTGTTTAATTAAAAGAATTGAACTTGCTCAAGATACAGATGCTCCAGTTATTGAATATGAGTATGCTTACACATTACCTTCAGATTGTCTTAGAGTTTTAAAAATTCATAACGGCTCAACGGATAGTATCAATTCCGATCTTGATTATAAAATAGAAGGAAGAAAAATATTAACTAATCAAGCAACATTATATTTAGTTTATGTTTCATTAGTCACCGATCCAAATGAAATAGATGTTTATTTGCAAGAAGCTATTGCTGCAACACTCGCAGCAGATATTGCTTATGCCTTAACTAACAATGCAACACTAGCTAGCAATTATCAATCTCAAGCGGATGAAAGATTAAGAGAAGCTAGATTTATTGATGCCACAGAAAATAGTTTAGGTGTAATTGAAAGTAATGAATTTGTAGATGCGAGATTATAATGCCAAGAACAACTCTTGCATTATCTTCGTTTGTATCTGGTGAGCTGGGTCCAAAATTAGATGGCAGAACTGATTTTGATAAATATAGAACTGGATGTAAAAAATTAGAAAATTTTATTATTCATCCTCAAGGTGCAGCCACTAGAAGAATTGGAACTAAATTTGTTTCAGAAGTAAAAAATTCAGCTAATAAAACAAGATTAATTCCTTTTGAATTTTCAACAACTCAAACTTATATTTTAGAATTTGGTAATCAATATATTCGATTTTATAAAAATAAAGGTCAAATATTATCTAGTTCAACAGCTTATGAAATAGCTACACCATATTTATCTTCAGAGTTATTTGAAATTAAATACGCTCAATCAGCAGACGTTTTATATATTTGTCATCCAAACCACGCAGTTAAAAAATTATCAAGAACAGGACATACTGCTTGGTATTTAGATGATTTAGAATTTAGTTATGGACCATTTCTTGATGAAAATTCGGAAGCAACAACTTTTTCTGCATCCGATATTTATGGTAGCGGAATTACAGTAACAGCATCATCCATCGTTGGAATTAATGATGGAGTTGGTTTTAAAACAACCGATGTAGGAAGATTAATTAAAATTGGTTATGGAACTGGTTATGGAATAATAACCGCAAGATCTAGTGCTACTCAGATAACAATTGATATATTCGAAACACTTGCGCCAAAGGTAACGCCAACTAAATTAGCAAAAGAATTAACAAATTCAGACACAACGATTTATGTCGATAAAGTAGATGATTACGATAGTTCAGGAACGCTTATTATTGATGATGAAAAAATTACTTATAGTGGCAAAGACGCAACCGCCAAAACATTTACAGGATGTACGAGAGGTGTATCTGGAACAACAGCAAAGTCTCACAGAATAACTACCTACGTTTACAGCTCAGTTAATATAACAACGACCAAATGGTACTTGGGTGCATTTTCAGACACCACAGGACATCCTGCTTGTGTATCATTTTTTGAACAAAGATTAGTTTTTGCAGGAACCAATACAGAGCCACAAACTTTATATTTTTCAAAATCAGGAGATTACGAAAATTTTGCTGCTGGAACAGTTGCAGATGATGCAATGATTTATACAATTGCATCTAATCAAGTTAATAGAATTAGATATTTAAAATCGCAAAGAACATTAGTTGTCGGTACCACAGGCGGAGAATTTACAGTATCAGCAGATGGAACAGACGCAGCCGTTACACCTACGAATGTAACTATTAAAAAACAAAGTTCTTATGGAACAGCAGATGTAGATGCTTTAACAGCAGGCAATGCAATTATTTTTTTACAAAGAGCTAAAAGAAAAATTAGAGAGCTTGCTTACAATTTTGATAGCGATGGTTATGTGGCTCCAGATCTTACCATTTTAAATGATGATATTACCAATTCAGGTATTAATGAATTTTGTTATCAACAAGAACCGACAAGTATTTTATGGTGCGTCAGAGACGATGGAATTTTAGCAGGACTTACTTATCAACGATCTGAAAATGTAGTTGCTTGGCATAGACAAAAATTAGGTGGAACTTTTGGAACAACTGGGTATGGAATTGTTGAAAGTGTTGCTTCTATTTCAGGAACTCTTGATGAAGATGAGCTTTGGATTATTGTTAAAAGAACCATCAATGGTCAAACAAAAAGATATGTAGAAGTATTTTCTGATTTTGATTTTGATGAAACTGTTGTTACTGATTTTAGATTTTTAGATAGCTATTTAAGTTATTCAGGAACTGCAACAACAACACTATCAGGATTATCACACCTTGAAGGTCAAACTGTTGGTGTATTAGCCGATGGAGCAATTCATGCTGACAAAGTTGTAACCTCAGGAGCTATTACTTTAAATGCACCAGCTACAAAAGTTGTTGTAGGATTAAAATATTCAAGTGTTTTAAAAACCATGAGAATAGAAGGAGGAGCTGCAGAAGGAACTTCTCAAGGCAAAACAAAAAGAATTTCAAAAGTTGTTTTAAGATTATTTGAAACAATTGGAGTGCAAGTAGGTCCATCATTAAACAGTCTTGAAACTGTACATTTTAGATCCACTTCAGATCCAATGGACACACCAGTCTCAACTTTTTTAGAAGGTGATAAAGAAATTGAATTTAGAGATGACTACAATACAGATGGTTACATTGTCATAAAACAAGAACAGGCATTACCTTGTTCTGTACTTGCAATTTATCCAACTGTAGTGACGTCAGATGGATAATTTAAAAGTTATTCCTTACACAACAGCTCATGCTCAAGAGATGATTAAATATGGCATGAACGATCCATTAATGGATATTGATTGTGGTTATTTACAAAATTACACAGATGTTGTCGCTCCTGGTTTATCATTTACTTTGGTAGATGGTGTAATTCCTATTGTAAGTGGTGGAATATATCCGTTATGGCAAGGAACCGCAGAAGGCTGGGTATTGTCCAGCAAAAGAATTTTTAATTACAAAATTAAATCAGCAGCTCTTATCAAACGAAGATTAGATATGCTTTGTGTTAATAATAAAATTTGGAGATTACAAACAGCTGTAAAATCAAATTTTAAATTAGGTGTACGTTTTGCTGAATGGCTAGGACTTCAGCAAGAAGGATTAATGAAACAATATGGTCCAGATAAAACGGACTATTACAGAATGGCAAAAATTTATACAATATGAGTTTTATAGGAAATATATTTGCAGCAGAACAAGCAAAAAAATTAGGACAATACAATAACGCTGTTTATCAACAACAAGCAGAATATGCAAAAGCAACTGCTGAAAAGAATGCTGCTATCTTTGATAAAGTCACTTTGCCAAGACTACAAGAACAACAAAATATTCAACACTCAAATTTATTAGTTAATATTTTAAATTCAGGCGCAGATTTTATTCCAGGACAAACAGGTTATATGGTTTCTTTAAAAGATTTAAATAATCAAGCATTCGATATTGCCATGGCTAATTATAATAAAACCATGGATTACCAAGATCAGTTAAATAATTCTTTATTACTTCAAGCAAAAGGACAAGGTGAAATTTATAAAGGAGAGCTGACAGCAAGAACTCAATACGCTCAAGCCGTTGGAAGTTTACTAAGTGATGCTGCAACTGGATATAAAATTTACAAAGGATAATCAATGGCAGTTTTAAAAGTTTACCAACCTCAAATCGCTCCACAAGCAACTTCAGTTCCAAATGAAAGTGGATTAACGCTACCACTATCGTTAGCGACAGATATGTCATCTCATTTAGGAGGATTGAGTAAAATTATTGGAGAAATTTATAAAGAGCAAAAAGATAATGAAGATCAAAATGCACTATTTAAAATAATAACAGATATTTCTCCTGAAATTTCAGCCATGACAACGGATGCTGCTAAAAATACAGACGTTAAAACAGGAGTTGAACAATACACTAAAGCCATAAAAGATGCTGATTTTATAAATCGTTATCCAGATGTAAGTACGGCTGTTAAAAATAAATTTCAAGACTGGGTAATTAAACACCAGTACACAGCTATACCGCAAATCACAGCGCAAATTTCCAAGAATAGTATTGAAACATCACAAATTAATAATGATAAATACTTAACCGATTTAAATTTAAGAAGATCCTCATCCAATATTATTGATCGTAATACCGCAGACAAAGAATATGAAAACTGGTTCAGTAATCCTGTTAATATTAAAAATTACGGAATTAAAGAATTAGACACTTTAAGAAAACAAAAGGATGATCAAAGAATAGAATTCCAAATTTTATATAATACTAAAAATGCGCCAATGTCGGTTCTTGAAAATGCAGATCAAATTAATGCAACCTTTGGCGAGCAAAAAGGAAAATTATATTTAGATAAAGCAAGATCAGCACTCGTTAGTCAACAAAACGATGCACAAAGATTAACAGAGCATCAAGATCGAGCAACTGTTGAAAATCAAATTGGCACCTTTAGTGAAATGTTTAATAGAATTAATAATTATAATTCTGATAAATCAAATCAAAAATACGTTAAAGAATTACCATCATTAGATTTTTTAAACGATTTAAAAAAAAATAATCAGATTAATTCTGTTCAATACGAAACTTTATTACAAACCTGGAATGGTAAAGAACGATTAACGGATGATAAAATGTTATCTGCAATTAATGCTCAAATTGCAGTAGCTAAAACTGTTGATCAAATTGATATTATTAGAGAAGCAGTTAATTTAAATCCTGACGTTGCAAGAAGATTAAATGTTAGAGACATTAATGCGTTGAATACTATTTTTGAACAACATAAAAAAAATAGAGAAGGTTTCCAACAAGATCAATATTACAGACAATTATTAGAATCAGATCTTAGAGATGTTAAAAATTTAGTCACTTTAAATTTTGGTGATGCTGAAGTTGAAAAAAAATCAAAAGCACTTCAAGGTGAAAAAACTTATAATGATTTAGTTGCAGGCGGAATGTCTCCAGAAAAAGCATATATAAAAACAATACAGACAATCGACAAACAAAATATACCAACATTAAAAATTTTACCAAAACCTGAAACAGTACAAATTGATCAAATAAATTTTCAAAAAGATCCTAAAAAAGAAATGGAAGATTTAAGAGTATTTTTATCAGGAAGATACAAAGCTGGATCTATTAATATTGAACAATTCAAACAAGATTTATCAAGACTAGATGTCATCGATCAAGTTTATGACGTTAGAAATAAATTAAATATGACTAATAATTTTACCTCTATTGGAAACTCTACATTGTCAGAGAAAAAAGGATCTGCAGCAGCACAAATAGGAAGATTAAATTAATATGGATAATACTCAAGTTACTAATCAAGTTAATGTTGATCAACAAAATACAGATCTATCAGGTGGGTTTCATTTATTAAACGATTTTTATGTACCTTTAAAAAATCAACAAGCTATTTACAATAGCAATGCTTACAAAACTTTATTAAATAATAATGTAGATCCTATTGAATTGCTTGGGGTACAAAAGGATCCATCTTCACAATCCATTGTTATAAATAATAAAACGACTTATCCTTTAGAAGAAGCTACAAAACGAACTGCTTATGAAATTGGCAAAAATGTAAGTCAATTTTTACATGATATGCCAGCAGCTGCTGCAGACAAACTTGTTAATGGAGTTATGCAAGGAGCAATACTTGCAGTCAATTTAGCACCAATTGCAAATAAGGTAGTTGGTAGTCCAGTTAATCAAGATGTCGTTATGCAAAATTCAATAGCAACAAGTAATTCCTTAAAAGATACTTTAAAAAATTTAAATGAAGATTTTAAAAAAGGATTTAATGCGGTTAATGGTAGAGATATTAATTCAGCATCAGAGCTTGTTGGTTATATTGCACAAGATGCGCCATACACAATTCCAATTTATAAAGGTTTAAAAAAAATTCCAGGAATTAGCGACACCACAGCTACATTTTTAGCATTTGGCATTGGATCTTCTATTGCCTTTGCTCCTGAGGAAAGCAGCATAACTTTGAATATGTTTACTCAAGAAATAGATAGCGTTAAGAAATTTTTAAATATTTTGCCAAATACTCCAAATAATGAATTATTTAATAGAGGCGTTCAATTATTTGAAGGAACTGCCATAG